GGACCGGGAGCTTCGGGCGCGGAACGCCGCGTACCGCACGCCCGTCCCTGCCGCCGCGATCCACGTGAACCCGTCGACCGCGGACCCGCACGAGGACCTGAACCGGGCGTTCGAGAACTACCTTCGCACCGGCACGCCCAACGCGGACCTTCAGGAGCTTCGGGTCGGCTCTGGCGGGCCGCGCAACGCGCAGGAGGCCGGGACGACCACCGAGGGTGGGTACACCGTGTCGCCGGAGTTCCGCCAGAAGCTGGTCGAGGTCCGTAAGGCGTTCGGCGGGTTCGCCGCCGAGGTCGAGGACTTCTCCACCGAGACGGGCGCGGCGCTGACCTACCCGTCGCTGGACGACACGGCCAACGAGGGCGCGATCGACGACGAAGAGGCGCAGATCACGGACGGCGACGACCTGGTGTTCGGCGAGGTCGGCCTGGGCGCGTTCAAGTACACCGCGACTGGCGGCGACGGCGCGGGCACCGGGTTGCGGGTGTCGTGGGAGCTGCTCCAGGACTCGGCGTTCGACATCCAGGGTCTCGTGGCTCGTGCGCTGGCGACCCGTATCCAGCGGAAGCAGGCGTCGGACTGGATCAACGGCACCGGCACCACGCTCCCGGTCGGGATCTTCCAGGACGCCACCACGGCGGACGTGGTCCTCGACTCCGAGGCCACCCTGATCTACCTGAACCTGCTGGAGACCGAGGCCGCTCTCGACGAGGCGTACGACGCCAACGCGAAGTGGCTGATGTCCCGCACCACGTGGGTCACGGTTATCAGGGCGCTGGAGGACGTCAACGAGCGTCCGCTGATCCTTCCGCAGGCTGCGTCGGGTATCGGGCAGCGTCCGGCGCGGGAGGTGCTGGGCTACCCGGTCGTGCTTGACGCCGCGTGCAACGCGATCACCGCGGACGGCGGGACTGGCCCGTTCATGGGGCTCGGCGACTGGCGCGAGTCGTACGTGATTCGCCGGGTGTCCCCGTTCGTGCTCGTGGTCGACCCGTACACGCGGGCCGGTAACGGCCAGGTGCAGTACTTCGGCTGGGAGCGGGCGGACGGCAACATCCAGAACCGCTCCGCGTACGCGGCGGTGGAGAACATCACAACCTGATCTTCGACCCGTGTCTAATTTAGACACAGGTCAAGATCGACTCGGAGGAGATTCGCATGGCACTTGTCAAGAACGACCCGGAGGCGCGAGCCGCCTACGTGGAGCACAAGCGGGAGGTGCTGGCAAAGAGCGCGCCCGCCCGCAAGGCCGCGGCCAGGGCCAAGGCCGCGCACAACCAGGGCGCAGGGCCGAAGCCCAAGCCCGAGTAGTCGGGGAGGAGCAGTCGAGATGGTGTGGAAGCCGGACTACGTGACGGCGTCGGACCTGGCCGCATTCCTGCGGATCGGGGACTCCGACGACGACACGCAGCTCGCTCTGGCCGTCTCGACTGCCTCCCGCGCCGTGGACAACCACACGCACCGCCAGTTCGGTCAGGTCGCTGCGGCGGAGGCCCGGATCTACGAGGCCAAGTGGTCCCGCAGGCTGAACCGCTGGGTCGTCACGATCGACGACCTGATGGACGTGACCGGGCTGGACGTGCAGGCGGAGAACGGGGGGATCGACTCCTACACGCTCCACCCGATCAACGCGAGGCAGAAGGGCAAGCCGTACGAGCAGTTGGTGGTCCACGCGGACTCGACTGTGAAGCCGTCCGGGGAGCGCCTGGTCACCATGACGGCACCGTGGGGTTGGACCGCCTACCCGACCGCGGTGAAGGAAGCGACCCTGTTGCAGGGCTCGCGGTTCCACTTCCGCCGCTTCTCCCCTGCCGGGGTGGCGGGGTCGCCTGATACCGGCTCTGAGGTGCGGCTGCTGGCCCGCCTGGACCCGGACGTGGCCGTCTCGCTCAAGGACTACATCCGCTGGTGGGGTGCCGCATGACCGCGATCACCGACTTCGAGGGCACCATCACCACGGACGGCGCGGGCACCCTGGAGAGCCTGGACGGCACCGACCTGGACGAGTTCGACCTTTCCAGCGGGAAGTTCCTGCGCCTCACCCTGCTGATCGACGACGTGTCGGACATCGGCAACCTCAATTTCTTCGTCGGGATCACCGACGTCCTGACTAACAGCATCAAGTGGCGGTTCGACGCGGAGACCGCATCGTCCAAGATCGGCAAGTCGGGCGAGGTGTTCGTCGTCACGTTGCAGCTCGCCGAGATCAACGCCGTCGCTGGCTCGATCACGCTGTCCGATCGGGGAGTCCCGTCAACCACCTCCGGGTTCACCGAGGTCCGGCTCCAGGCGTCCGACGACACGACCGGGGCGATCAACGTCACCCTGCTCAAGACCGAGGTCGTCACCCCGTCCCTGGCGGGCGGCTACGTGTCGATCACGTTCGACGACGGCTACGACTCGACGATCGAGCTGGCCTACCCGCGCATGAAGTCCCTCGGGTTCCTGGGCACCGTGTACCCGTCGTTCGACGAGGTGGGTGAGACTAACCACGCCACGCTGGTCGAGCTGCGGGGCCTCGCCGGATGGGAAGTCGGGGGCCACCACTCCACGGCGTTCACGGCGGTCGACGCCGACGCGGCGCGCACCACGCTGGCCGACGTCAAGGCGTGGCTGGACGAGAACTTCCAGCCGAACCGCGGCTACCCGCGGGGCCACAGCCTCGCCTACCCACTCGGCCGGTACGAGGACACCACCGACGCGGTGTCGATCGAGACGCTCGCGGTCGAGGCCGGGTTCGGGAACGGGCGGACGATCCTCGCCGAAGTCGGGGTGAGCACTCACGCGCAGATCAACGCGCTGCCGCCCGCCCTGCCGTACCGGCTGTACGGCATGTCGAGTATCAGCGACCAGGCCGCGTCAGGTAGCCCGGCCCGCACCGACCGGCTGATCGGCGTCGGAGGGGTGCTGGACAAGGTGGCCGAGAACGGCGGCTGGCTGATCCTCGTGTTCCACGAGGTCGTCACCGGGTCCGCGGCGTCGGCGCTGGAGTGCACCGAGGAGGACTTCAACTCGATCATGCAGGCGATCGCCGCACGCGACCTGACGGTGCTCCCGGTTCACCGGGTGCTGGAACTGGCGGGTGTGTGATGGACCTGAACGCTGTGATGAATCAGATCGGCACCCGGCTGGACACGATTGCCGGGCTGCGGGTCCACGACTACCAGGCCGACACGATCACACCCCCTGCGGCGATGATCGTCATGCCCGACGAGATCGAGTTCGACAAGACCTACGGGCGCGGCATGGACAAGATCATGCTGCCGATGCTCGTGGTGGTAGGCAAGGCGTCTGATCGGGCCGCACGGGACAACCTGGCCGCGTATGCGTCCGGTTCTGGGTCGGTCTCAATCAAGGCCGTCGTCGAGGGCGGCACCTATACGGCGTTCGACGTGGTTCGGGTCGCTCGGGCCGAGTTCGACACGGTCCGAATCGCCGGGAACGACTACCTGGCGGCACTGTTCGACCTAGAGATCTTTGGGAGTGGTTCCTAATGGCGTTCAAGCACGGCAAGGACACGTACGTCTCGGTCGACGGTGACGACCTGTCCGCCTACACCGACATGTCCGAGTTCACCAAGACCGGCGACTCGCACGACGTCACCACGTACGGCAAGGACTCGCACGTCTACCAGGGCGGCCTGCTGGACGGCGGGTTCACCATGGGCGGCACCTACGACAGCACCGCGGGCACCGGGCCGCGGGCCGTGCTGGAGCCGATCGTGGGCACGGTCGTGGAGGTTATCCGGCGTCCCGAGGGCACCGGGTCGAGCCTGCCGGAGGACACCTTCGACGCGCTCGTGACGAAGTACACCGAGTCGAACCCGGTGGCGGACATGGTGAAGTGGACGGCCGAGTTCCAGATCAGCGACGACGTCGACTCGTCGGCGCAGGGCGCGTGATGGGCATCAACAAGGAAGCCCTTTTCAAGCCCCGCCTGGCCGAGGCCGAGATCGACCTGCCCGGCGTGGGCACGGTGCGGGTGCGGGCGCTGACCCGCGCCGAGGTGATCGGCATCCGCAGGGCAGCCGACAACGACCCGGCGACCCTGGACGGCAAGCGGGTCCTGGTGATCGAGCGCAAGATGATCGCGCTGGCGATGGTCGACCCGGAGCTGACAGAGGCCGAGGTCGGTCGCTGGCAGGACGCGGCCCCGGCCGGTGAGCTGACCCCGGTGACCGACAAGATCCAGGAGCTGTCGGGCATGGCTGAGGGTGCCAGTAAAAGCGGCGTACCAGGAGCTGGAGGCGGACCCGGACCTGGAGTTCGAGATGTTCCTGGCGCAGAAGCTGGCAATGACGGTGAGCGAGCTTCGGACGCGGATGGATAACGACGAGTACGTTCGTTGGGGCGTGTACTACGCCCGCAAGGCGCAGCGGCAGGAGCTGGAGGCCAAGAAGTCGGGAGGATAGGCCGGTGGAGGAGACCGTGATCGAGGTCAAGCTGGAATCGCTGGCCCGGTCTATGGAGACCGGCTTCCAGCGGGTGCATACCGACATCGGCGAGCTCAAGTCCGACATGAAGGTCATTAACTCTGTGGGGATTGAGCGCCGCCTGGACAAGCTGGAGAAGTGGCGGGACGGACTGTCGTCCCGGCTGTGGGCGTTCATGGTCGGCGGCGCGGTCGCAGTCATCGCGGCCTGGTCGTCGGTGCTGTTCGAGGTGGGGCAGTAATGACCGAGGCGATCAAGGTCGAGGGCCTGAGCAAGTTCGTCAAGGACCTCAAGAGCATCGACAAGAACCTCCCCAAAGCCGTCAGGCTGGCGTTCAACGAGGCCGCGAACGTCGTGGTGGAAGATGCCCGGCCCCGTATCCCGAACCGCTCAGGGCGGGCCAGGCGGGCTGTGAGGGCACGTTCCACGCAGACGAAGGCCCGCGTCACCGGGGGCGGCGCTCGGGCGCCGTACTACCCGTGGCTGGACTTCGGGGGCCGGGTGGGTCGCCGCAAGAGTGTGAAGCGGCCGTTCATCACCGAGGGCCGGTACATCTACCGCTCGTACTTCGAGGCCCGCGACTCGGGGCGCTTCGAGGACGTGATGGTGCGGGAGCTGGTCAAGGTGGTCGAGTCGGCCGGGATCGAGGTGGACTGACATGGCTAAGAACGAGGTCACACTCACCTTCGCCGGGGACAGCGCCCAACTGGAGAAGGCGTTCGACAACGTCGGGTCCGCCGCGAAGGACATGGACGGCAAGGTCGACTCGGCGTCCCGGAACGTCGGCGACGGGTTCGACCGGGTAGGTGCCGCTGCGGACGACGTTGACACCCGCGCCATGGGCTTCCGGGACACCCTGACCGGCATCCAGGACACCGGGCTGGGGTTCAAGCAGGTCATGGAGGGCGACATCGTCGGCGGGCTGTTCACCCTGGGCATGGGCATCGGCGATCTTGCGTCGGGTGTGGCGAACTTCGGGGTCCAGTTCGCAAAGACCGCGACCACGTTCATCACCACTCAGGCCAAGATGGTCGCTACCCACATGATCAACGCCGCCCGCATGGCCGTGGGGTGGCTGATAGCGATGGGGCCGATCATCCTCGTGGTGGCTGCCGTGGTGGCCCTGGCCGTGCTCATCGCTAAGAACTGGGACGCGATCTGGGCCAAGACGAAGGAGATCTGGGACAAGGTCAGCGGCTGGGTCAGTAAGACGTGGAGCAGCGTCAAGAGCAAGACGATCGAGAAGCTGACCGAGGTCGTGGCCTGGGTGCGGCGCAAGTGGAACAGCATCGTGGACTTCGTGCGCGGCCTGCCGGGGAAGATCAGCAGCGCGGCGTCGGGCATGTGGGACGGCATCAAGACCGCGTTCAAGAACGCCCTGAACTGGGTGATCGACAGGTGGAACGGCCTGTCGTGGACGCTGCCGTCCGTGGACACGCCGTTCGGCAAGATCGGCGGCTGGACGATCTCCACCCCGAACATTCCGCGCCTGCACTCCGGTGGCATCGTGCCCGGCGCTCCCGGCAGCGAGACGCTGGCGTTGCTCCAGGCCGGTGAGCGGGTGACCCCCGCTGGCCGGTCTGGCGAGGCCGCGGTGATCCAGATCCACTCGGGCGGGTCCAGGCTGGACGACCTGCTGGTCGAGGTGCTTCGGCGCTCGATCCGCACGCAGGGCGGCGACGTCCAGGTCGTGCTGGGGAGTGCCTGATGGTGTTCCCGGACAACCTGGCGGTGGAGCTGCTGTACGACGGCGTGTGGAACGACGAGACCGACTACTTCTACACCCGCAACCCGATCAGCATCACCCGCGGAAGGTCGAGCGAGGCCGCGCAGGTGCAGGTGTCCCGCTGCGGGATGGTCGTGGACAACCGGGACGGCCGGTTCTCGCCCCGTAACCCGCTGTCCCCGCTGTTCGGGAAGATCGGCCGGAACACGCCGATCCGGGTGCTGGGGCCAGTCACGCCAACGGATGTGATCCTGGCCGACGAGTTCGACCGCACCGAGGCGTCCGGGTGGGGGACCGCGGACAGCGGGCAGACGTGGACCACGACCGTCAACTTCGGCTCCCCGACCGCTTCGGTGGCGCCTGGGTTCGGGCTGCACGACCTGGACAACAGCCTGGACTCGGATATCCAGTCGTCCGCGTCCCTGGACACCACGTTCTTCGACCTCAGCGTCTCCGTGTCAATGGCGTCGGTCCCTAGCTCGATGGACACGTGGGCGCTGCTCCGGGGTAGGTCGAGCACGACGCTGCTGGGGACGCTGGGGCTGCGGGCGGAGCGCACCGGAGGCGGGGCGATCACCCTCACGCTGGAGCTGCGCGACGGGGTTACCGAGATCGCCACGGCGGACGTCTCGCATCTGTCCCTGGCGACTCCGATCAGGCTGCGGTTCGTCTCCCTGCCCTTCGAGCTGCGCGGCAAGGCGTGGCAGGAGGGATCGGCGGAGCCGGAGGGATGGGATCTTTACGAGGGGGTCGACGCGCTCGGGGACGGGGACAACCTGCTGGTTCGGACTCTCGCCATTTCCACCGACGTCACCTGGCGTTACTCCGACCTCACCGTGTCTGCGATAAACGCCCCGAATGATCTGATCCGATTCAGCGGGGAGGTCCCGGCGTGGCCGCAGCAGTGGGACAAGCCCGGCAAGGACGTGTGGGTGCCGGTCGACGCCGCGGGCATCCTTCGGCGGCTGGGGCAGGGCAAGTCGGTGCCCACGAACGGGCTCCGTTCGACCATCCTGGCGGATCAGTCGGTCATGTACTGGCCGCTGGACGACGCGGTGGGGACCGCCGAGGGTGTGAATCTCGGGGCAGCCAGCTATGCCTCCGGCAATTCCTACAGGTTCAAGACGGGCAGTGGTGTCGTACGCGAGTACGGCACCGGGGACCTGGGTTCTCTCGGTGCCGGATTGGAGATCACCGATACGGTCCCCGGGTTCGTGTACGGATCTCACTCCATCAACAAGGCCGCTACTGCGGTCGCCGTCGACTACGTGTGGCGCTGCGAGACCCTCGGGGACTTCGACCTGTACGCGCAGGGCTTTGAGGACGACGGAGAGACCGACACGTGGCGGGTGGAGCTGCGGGACTCGGGCGACGTCCGGGTGTACCGCATCGTGGAGACGCCCTCCACGTCGTCTGAGAACGTGCTGGACACGTCGTCGGTGCTGCCGGAGCTGTCGGACGGGCAGACCCACCACGTGCGGCTGACGCTGACGGAGGACGGCTCCGACGTGGACTGGGCGGTGTTCGTCGACGGCGTCTCGGTGGTGTCCGGGACGGTCACCACGGCGGCGGTGGACGGGCTGGCCGTGACCAGGTTCGTGTACGACGCCGGGGTCAGCGGCACCCCGATCACGCTGGGGCACGTGGTGTCGTGGGCTACCGGAATCCCAAGCGTCACGGACCTGGCGTTCGCCGCCACCGGCTACGACGGGGAGACCGCGGGGCGCAGGATCGAGCGGCTGTGCGCCGAGTCCGGCATCGAGTTCCAGGGCGTCGGGGACCTGGACGACACGGTGACGCTGGGGCCGCAGACCGAGGGCGACCTGCTGGCGGCGCTGCGAATGGCGGCTGTGTCGGACGGGGGCGTCCTGTACGAGCCGAGGGAGTTCCTGGGCCTGGCGTACCGCACCCGAACCGACCTTTACAACCAGGCGGCGGCGTTGGAGCTGGACTACGACGACAACGTGTTCGGGGCTCTGCCGGAGCCGGTGGACGACGATCAGCAGACCCGCAACGACGTGACCGTCACCAGGCAGTCGGGCGGGTCGGCGAACGCGGTCCTGGAGTCGGGTGCGCTGTCGGTGCTGGACCCACCTGACGGGGTGGGCCGCTACGACGCGGACGTTCGGGTCAGCCTGGGGTCGGAGTTCGACCTGCCGAACCACGCCTCGTGGCGGCTGCACCTGGGCACGGTGGACCAGCCGCGCTACCCGTCGCTGGTGCTGCCGCTGCACGTGGCCGCGTTCACCACGGACGCGGCGCTGACCGCTGCGGTGCTGGGGCTGGACCTGGGTGACCGGGTGACGGTGGACAACCTGCCGACGTGGGTCACGCACGACCTGGCGGACGTGCTGGCGCAGGGATTCACCGAGACCCTGGACCCGGACAGCGGCATGTGGACGGTGGAGGTCAACACCTCGCCGTACTCGCCGTTCCAGGTGGCGGAGTACGAGTCCGGGGAGGGCGGGACGTACCGCTACGACACGGCCGGGTCGCGGATCGCGGAGGACTTCGACGCCGGTACCGACACCAGCATGACCGTCGAGACGACCGTCTTGCCGAAGTGGACGACCGACGACGACGAGTTCCCGTTCGACATCGAGTGCGGCGGCGTCAGGCTGACGGTGACCGACATCGCTGCGGGTGCCGGTGAGCTACAGACCTTCACCATCACCCAGGCCCCGGTGAACGGCATCATTAAGACCATCCCGGAGGGGACCGCGGTGTCGCTGTGGTTCAAGGCCCGGTACGCGCTATGAGGAGGAGTCATGCCTGCTGCGGGTGAGACGATCATCGCCGGGCGGGTGCCCGGTGAGCGCATCGCCACCGACATCGAGATCAGCAACTCGGGGAACATCACGACCACCGAGACTCAGGTCCAGTCTGTGACGGCTCCGGTCGTGATCGGCCGGACCTACAAGGTGACGTGGAGTGTGCGGGTCAACTCTTCGGTGGCCGCTGACGACATCACCCTGCGGGTCCGCGAGGACACCGTATCGGGCAACATCCTGGTCACCGAGACGCTGGACCTGGACGTGGTCAACCGGGAACCTCGCCTAGTGCTGGAGGTCGAGTACACCGCGGACGCCACCGAGGACAAGACGTTCAGCGCCACCCTGGTCCGCACGGCCGGGTCGGGGAACGTGATCCTGAACGCCGCGTCGACCGTCCCGGCGTACCTGTACGTGGACTACATCCGCGGCTAGTCGGCGGTGTGGGGCTCGCCGATGATGCCGAGTTCGCCCTTGAGAAACTCCTGAATGACCACGTCCGGGGGGATGCACCGGCCCGTGTCGACGAACTGGATGCACTTCTCGACGGGTGGGGCGTAGGCGAGGATGAAGATCATGCCGACCATGAAGCCGACGAGTATGCCGAGGAGGAAGCCGAGGTTGAATCTGCGGTCGGCCATGCGCTCTGCGGCGACCCTGGTGAGTTCGATCTCGATGCCCATCGCCGTGCTCCCGGCTCTATCCTTCACTTCGTGACTGCTCACGACACTCCCTTAGTGGTTCCACCGAAACCGGGCGTCTGCCTGGTTCGCTCACTGCTACCATACACGCATGAGATGTGTGATCTACACACGCGAGAGTAAGGGCAACGTCGAGAGCATCGACCGGCAGCGCCAGGACTGCGAGGCGCTGGCCGAGTCTCGGGGCTGGGAGGTGCGGCACGTCCTGGGTGACCGGGACCTGTCGGCGAACGGCCGGAAGGCCCGCCCGGACTTCGACAAGCTGATCCAACTGGTGGAGCACGACCTGATCGACGCCGTGTGCGCGTGGGACTGGACCCGGTTGGAGCGGAACCGCCGCGATGGGCTG